CCGCGAACAGATCCCCGTTTTCAGGCTGCACCGCCTGCTCCAACTTGGTCCACATCGCGGCGGTATAGGTGTGCAGGTTGAGCTGGTGTGTGCAGAAAATGGCGTAAACGGTGCAGTCCAAAACCTCGTTGCGCGAGCGCTTGGTGTTGACCCACTTGTATTCGATGCCCCGGCTCGTGCGCTGTGGCACCCGGCTTTCGGCGGTGATCTGGTGATAGAACTCCGGTGGCAAGTCCTGGTTGAAGTGAACAAAGCCAGGGCCGGGCTGGGTCACGCACAAGCGGCCATAGATCAGATCCTTGGCGGTGTCAGTGCCCACATACCAAAGCCGCACGCCACGCTTAAGGATCTTGCCACGATGGTTCACATCCTGAATGGTGGCCTTGCCCTTCACTTGCCTGCTGGGTTGCGGGTCACCGCGCACGGCAAACACGCGCTGGCGTTCACGCTGCCTGCAGTAGTTGTAGACTTGGTGGCTAAAGTGGCCACCGGTGTCCACCGCCATGGCTTCAATTTTCAGGGCCTGCCCGCTGTGGTGGCTGAAGATGGTTTCACGGTACTTGTCCAGGTGGTCCCAGTCGCGTTCATCGGCAGGGTTGGCATGGATCACCGTGTAGTCGACGGCCCACATTTCCTCACCGCGGCCAATCGCCCACACCACTACTTCAAAACGGTTGTCTTGCACGTCCACACCAGCCACCAGCACCAGGCCACCAATGGGCACGGTGTAGCGCCGGTAGAGCTCAGCGCGCCGCGCCAGTTCGTGTTCGTCGGCTTTCTCAACCGTCTCTTCCCACAGCTCGCCCAGGGTCTCGTTGACGAAGCCCTCAAGCGGTCCGGTCTCGCCTGCCTTGGCTTTGGTGCTGGCCTCCAGGAACTCACGCACGATGTCACCCCAGGCGCGCTGCGGGCTGTAGGCGGTCCAAATGTGGAAAGCCACGTGCCGGGGTGCGGTGATGGTTTCCAGCAGCTCGTTGGTCCAGATGTGTGCATGGTGGTCGTAGCGGTATTGGCCGCACGTGCTGACCCAGCCTGCGGCAGTGTCCCAGATGCGCAGATACTCCGCCTGGTCGATGCGGCCATGGCAATGGGGGCACACATGGCGCACCGTGCCAGGCTCTGCGCCGTCCCACTTGAATCCATGCTCCACCTTAGATCCTCCCCACTGCAGCGGGTGTTCTGCCGTGCAATGCGGACAAGTAATGTGGTAGCGCATCCGTGCAGACGCGTGCTCTTCGCGGTATTCAATGTGACTCAGGCCTTTGACACGCGGGGTGCTGCCTGCCACCAGCTTGGGGAACGGTGCGCCCTCAAGTCGCCCACGCGCCAGGGTGATCGGGTCCGAGCTCTTTTCAATTTTCTGATCGAAGCCATCGGCTTCATCCAGCATGGCCACGGCCACCGTGATCCGGCGGTATGCACGCGCAGCCTTGCCGCCAAGAATGTGCAACACCGAGCCCAGGAAGGTCTTGAGCTTCATGGTGTCTTCCTTGCCCGATAGCAGCACCGGTGCAATGGCAGCCACGTCGCGCAGCATGGGGTCGATCTCACTCTTCACAAAAGAGTCTCGGTCGTCATCGGTGGGCTGCCATAGGGCCTGTTTGCGGTGCCGGTGCGCAGCGTTGTAGGCAATGAAGGCCAGCAGGGTCTTGGTGTAGCCAACGCGCTTCGATTTGCGCATGGTCACCTCTTCGATGTCATCGCAACTGAAGGCATCCATCCAGCCGCGCTGGGGCGGGTAGGCCACCCAGCGGCCTTGCGTGTGGCTGGCCTCAGCGCTCAAAAAGAAGTGCTGTTCTGCCCAGGTGCTCAGCGCCATGGGTGGCACGGCGCGCAAGGGCGTCAGGCCACTTGTGACGGCCCCCAGGATGGCCTGCAGTGTCGGTGACATCGCTTGGCTCATGCGTCAATCACCTCGTCGTCTGGGGTGCTTTCAAGCTTTACCACGACCAGTGATTCCGTCGCCCTGACCCACTCATTGCGGGCCCCGGCCAGCGCCGTCATGACCTGTTCACGGGCCGCATCAGGCAGATCAGGGCAGGCCTTTTTCAGCAGGCCGGGCAGCTGCTCGAACCGCTCGACCACGGACTGGCTGGCCACACCCAGCACTTCGGCCAGCAAGGTGATCGGCGCAAACTCGCCGCGCAGCACGGCATTCTTGATCTCGATCCCCATACGCTGTTCACGCGCCAGGGCGGCACGCTCTTGCACCAGGTCCAGGCCACCAACATCAGACCCCAGGCGCCCGGCTGCCTGGTCCCGCAAGCGCTGGCAGTAGACCTGCACCATCTCGCCCTGCGTTGCAGCGGGAGGCAACTTGCCTTCGGTCACCATAGCACTGATGGCCTGCTGACTGACCCCCACGATCCGGGCGGTGACCTCTTGGACTGGCGGTGCATCAAGATCAATGATCACAGTACAACCCCTTTGTGAAAACCATGAAACAGCGGATTCCCGCGCCTCTGCGCACCCGTGCGGGGCACCCCCAGGGAGGACCCGTGCCGTTGCGTGAACACAACACAGCAGATGCAGCCACGGCAACACCGCAGCGCACAGCCAGTTCGAACTGCAGTCCTGAAAACTGGTTTCAGTCTCCGAGCGTTTGCAGACTCATATCCCTCACGACAGTCGACAAAACCGACAGAACCCCGGCGTATGGTTTTCTGGCTTTGACATTGTGTTGTTCGACCGTTCGACGGTTTCGGGGTTTTGTCGGTTCTGTCGACTGTCGGAGGGGGGGAGTGTTTCTGAGCGTAGGTCATTGATATATATAAATAAATGGTTAAATTCAGCTCTAAAGACAAAACTAATAATCAGGACAAAACACCTGGATTCACACTGAAAACGGTAGAGGGCCTGCCGTTCGCCTGTTTCCGATGGTTTTGTCGGACGCAATCCATCGAGCGCAACTTGTCGATGGCTTTTTTGAGCTTGTCCACGTTCTTGAATCTGGATTCCAGCGCCCGGTGCGCCTCGCGCTGGGTGAACTCAGTCAGCCCCTGCCCCCGTATCCACTTCAACACATGGATGGCGTCAGACTCGGTCGAATCGGCCCCCAGCAACCCGAACGCGGCCTGGGTGTGGGGAATCATCAGGCGAGCCAGCTTGACGGCCTGGTGCATCGATTCCCGCCCAATGGTTTGTGCACTGAGTCCCACGGTGGCAATCTCTATCAACCCGGCCACGCGTGCCGTCGCGCCGGCCAGTTTGCTCAGCCAGTCGCGGATGGAGTCAAGCGCGCCGCCCTCGCCCAGCTGGTCCTCAATCTCTTGACTGAAGTCCAGCCACATATCCTCAGCCAGTTCATCAAAGCTCAGAATCTTTGGCTTCAGGCTCTCGCCATGGGGGGGTGGGTAGTCAGACAGCAGTGCCGTCACCGCATCGTCATAGGCATCCAGCAGCACAGTCGGCACGCGGTAGCGCTTGCGAACATCACGCTGTCCCACATTGGTGACAGGCACCGCGTAGAAAAAGCGCGCCATCAAGCCACTGCTCCTGAACTGATTTGAACCTGCCACCTCGTTCACCATGTCAGGCTGAATCATCAAGATCAAGCTCAGATTGGGCCGCTTCACAAAGTACGAATGCGCCGCCCGTGCCACCTTCAGCGCGCTGCCGACATGTCCCTTTAGAAACACGTCGAGGCTGGCGCCGCCCTTGCTGTAAAGCCCACCCAAAATACGGAACAAGCCAGGCTCGTCGCTCAATACCGCGATGCGCCCATGGTTCTCTGACAACAAGCGCTGCATGGTTTCGGGCGTGGAATCCTCGGTGAACAACATCGGCGCCCTGATCTCGTCGGGCATCTCGGACTCTTCACGCTCGATCTCTTCGCGCAGCGCCTTCAGCTCTTCGGGGCTGGCTTTTGCGGACTGCTGTTTCAGGTGTTCTATGCGCTTGACGGTGGTCGACCTGATGGCCTCGTTGCGGATGATGTCGCGCCGCATCCGGTCACTGACCAGCTTCTCCCAGCGCAGCAGCGGGGCCTGAAAATGCCCCATCACGGCAGACTTGCGCGTGCCACTTGCGCTCACCGTGACACCCCAAAACGCCAGGATCTCATGGTGGGTGCCACAGTCGACCTCATAGCGGCCATGAATCAAGGTAGCCAACACACCCAGCACCGCCATGACCGACATCGCGGTGGGGGTCTGGGTGCAGTCTGACACCGCCTGCGCCATGCGGCCCCACGTACCGGGCAGAATGCTGCAAGGCACATCAGGCGTGCGCAGCACACCAGGAATCATGGGCGCAGGCCAGGCGGCCGGATCTGACTCCGGTGGCTCTTCAACCAGGCCAACATCATCAAACGCGCCATGGTCCCAGGCCGGTGCACCTGGTGGCACATCGGTCACCAGTTCGGCCTGGTCCACCGCCGTGGCCACCGCCTGCAGGTCTTCGCACGCTGCCAAATCATTAAAGTCCGTGGGGGGGCTTAGGTCTGCGCCAGCAATCAAAACGGACATGGCTGCACCCCCGGTTTGAACACTGGCACAGCCAGGTAACCACCCACGGCCCGCGCCGCCTCACGGGCATGGGTCAGTCCGGGATTGTCCGCCCGGTGTGCATCGTTGTCGGCACAAAAAATCAGGCGTAAATGCGGAAATTTGCCGCGAAGCGCCCGCGCCACAGCCAGCAAGTTGCCACAGTCAAAACAAATTGCCACGGCTGCGCCGGTGGCCAAATGCAACGTGCAGCCGGTCGCCAGGCCCTCTGCCAACAACAGGCGGTCGATCGGCCTGCCAATGGCAAAGTAACAACCGGCTTTGCGCCCGCCGGTCAGAAACCGCTTGCTGCCGTCCGGGTCGATAAATTGAAGCGTGTGCAGCGTGCCGCTCACGTCCCGCGCCGCAATGACCAGCATGTCACGCAAACGCCGGATCCCGATGGCAGGGATCTGCTTACGCTGCAGATACGGATGGTCATTGGTGGCGGGGTGTGCCGTGCGCCAGAGCTTTTCTGCCTTGGTGCGTGCCTCAGCGTGCATCACCTCAAGCGCCTGCGCCTGCGCCAGTCGCATGGCCTTCATGCGTTGGGCCATGGCCGCTTTCTCTACTGGTGTGAGTGGCTTGGATGTGGCCGCGCGCCAGGTGTGCGTTTCGCCAGTGCGCCAGGAACCAAAAGCCCCGAATGCCTCCGGCCCATCATTGCTGACAACCCAGCCGTTGCTGCTGCCAGCCTTGTCACCCGTTACGCGGTAACGGTGCACCTTGCCGTCGGCGGGTATCTCAGTGGGTTTGAATGGCGCCAGGCCTGCCAAGGCCATGGCATCTTGAATTGTGTTGGCCATGGCTTTGTCAGACCCTCAATTTTCGGGAGCTGGCTACAGTCACAAGGCCTTTAAACTCATGGGTGCCCACCAATGGGTTATCCAACGCATCCTTAAGCACTTCTGAAAGTTGCATGATCCGTCCGGCCACACTGCGCACCGCATCAGGCTTGCTGTCGGATTTGCCATCATCCGGAACCAACCTGGACAGCTCAGCTGCCATGAATTTAATTTCACGACAAGCATTCATGCATACGGCATGTCGGGCTTGATCAAGGGCTGTACTTCCGTCTTCCATGATCAGCAGGCTCATGACGTGCTCCGGGTGGGGTTTCGTTTCTGGTCGCGCCGCTGGCGTCGTTCGTCTCGGCGGGGTGGCTTGTTACGCATGTTTGGTCCCCCTCCTTCGGCTTCGGAATGGAGTAGGGGGCACGTTGACAAATTCGTAGAAAACAACACCCCGGACCGTGATGACGATCCCCCTGCGCTGCAAGCGCTTTAGGTAGTGCTGGACCTCGCGATCTGACGGCGCAACATCGTTGCCACGCACTGCAAAAAATCGGCTCAGGGAGCGCTCAAGCTTGCGGTAATTCATGGCTTAGTCCTCCAGGTCCTGAGCCAGCTCGATCACGGCTCCAAGCTGAAAATCAACCTCTTTCAGAACCAATCCAAGGCTGTCATCGTGGGCCATCCACTCGCTCCGAGCGTCGACCAGCCGGGAGAGTGTTTTGCCAACACCAGGGTCTATCTCTGTTGCAAGATCAATTTCGTGCAATGTGCGCCGGGCTTCGGCCGCAAAGCCACACAGGGCGACAACGGCGCGGATATTGCAGAGCTGGTGCGTCAAGTGATCCTTGCGGTCGGAGATGGTTTGTTTTTTTGTCGCCATCGCTCAAGCCCTCCCGCTGGTGGTGGCCTCGGTACAAATGTGCGAAAGAAGGTCGACATCTTCCTTCACCTTTTGACGTGTGATGGATGCTTCAATGATGCGACACACCGAAAGCGAAGAACACAGCTTGTCTGCCTTGTCAAAGGCCTCGTCGTAGTCCGGCTTTTGCTTAGACATATGCCAGACCAGCGAGACCAAATAGCGCCTTGCCTGGTGGTGCGCTTGCTCAAGTTCGAGATTTGTGGCCATGGCTCAGGCCCTCCCTTGAATAGCTTGAAATCCAGGCTCCAAAATGGTCATGATCTCCCCCATAGCCTGCGGACTTGGCATCTGGCGCAGCAGACCAATGACCCGCTGACGGGCGTCTTCGCGATGAGTAGATGACAGGCGTTGAAGGGCTTGGTGAATGAGTTGCACCAGCTCGTACGCCTCATGAGAAATGTCTTGCGGAACCGTACCAGGTTGATTGATCGTTGAATCCATGGCTCAGGCCCTCCCGCTGGTGGTGGTTTCATCCAAACGCTCGCCGCCGATGCGGTCAAACACAAGGCCTTTTGAGGTGACAACAGCAAGAGGTCCGGTGACGTTTTTCAAGAATGCCGTGCCGTTCCGGCTCACGGTTGACAGGCTTCGGTTGGGCTGCATCGCATCAGCGCCGAACACCTGAAAATAACGGGCGATGGATTGGTCTAAGGTTTTCATCAAAGGGCCCTCCCGCTGGTGGTTGTCATGCTGGCCAGAATGTGGCTTTGAGCCCGGCGCAGCCGAGAGAGCGCCAGTGGTGCTTCGCCGCGTGCAACGTGCC